GTTGCCGATGATTTCGTGTTCGACGTTCTGACGGATGCGATTTACACCCGCGATTGGTTGTATTACCGACGCCTTCCCGTGCTGACGGCTTCGACCACCGGGACACCCATACCTAATTTAAATTGGTGGAGCGAGAACGCGGAAGAGGCGTTTCTTATGTCCTGCCTAAACAAGGCCAGCATGTACGTCTCGGGGATCCCGGAAGGTGACAAAAAGAAATGGGCTGACGGGAATCTTCTCGCACGCGAAGCCCTGAAATTCAAGGAAGCTCGAGAAACGACGGGGGGCTCTGTCCTTCGATCGTCAAACTGGAAATGAGGGGGATCACGATGAAAAAGGCACTTTTGGTCATTCTTGCTCTGGCGGTCCTTGCTTTCCCGGCCTTCGGATTCGAGTCCTGGCAACGGTCCGCAACCCTCACGGGCGGGGTTGTGGCCGACAACACGACCGTCACCTTCACCCTGCCGTCGAACGTGGGGCATAACTCGTACTTATACGTCCCGACGATCACCAGCGCGGCGATTGCGCTTTCGTGCAGCGTGGACGGGACTAATTTTGGGACTATGGCGACTCTCTACAGCGCGACGGCCCTGATCGATTTTACTTACGCGGCGACCGTCGGGGGGAAGGTTTTGCAACTTCCGGATATTTCAGCTTGCCGGAAGCTGAAAATCACATCCGGCGCCGCGCAAGCGGCCAATAGGACGTTCGTTGTTTTCGGAAATTAAGGGGGCACGGGCATGGCGACCTTCCACAAGTTCGACTGTTTTGTAGGGGATCTCGGGCTCAAGCTCCACAACCTGAACACCGATACCCTCAAGGTGTACCTGACGAACGTGCAGCCGGTCGTTGGAAATACGGTTTTCGGCACTCCCGCGGAAATCACGGCGAAGAATGGATACGCGGCCGGGGGCGTCGATGTGGAGAATACCTGGGCGCAAGTGGCGGGACTTGGGACGTTGGCGATCGGCGCCGATAAGGTTTTGACCGGGACCACGGCCGACGATGCCACGGGCTTCGGGCCCTTTCAGTTCGCCGTGCTCTACAACGAGACGGCAGCGGCTAAGAACCTTATTGGTTGGTGGGACCGGGGAACCCCTACCACGGTTCTTCTGGATGAATCGGTCACACTTGACATGACCAGCAATCTTTTTACGGTTCAATAAATGGCCTTTCTCTCCGGATGGTCATATCGCAAGCCCGTCACCCTCTCGAGGGCCTCCGGAGCCGTCACCAACTACCAGATGAAGCTCAAGGTGGGGGAAAGTTCCGGAGCGGCCGGCGAGGACGTTGATTGCGGGGCGAAGTGCAAAACCGACTTCTCTGACCTTCGGTTCACCAAGGCTGACGGGGCCACGCATCTCGACTACTACATCGAGGATGTTTCAGGGGCTACACCGAATCAACTTGCAACGGTCTGGATCGAATTCGACTCTATCGGCACGGGCGACACGACTTTTTATATGTACTACGGCAACGCCGGAGCTTCCTCTGTCAGTAACGGGGCGGCTACGTTCGCATATTTCCAGGACTTCAACACGCTCAACACGGCCGATCTCAACGGGCAGGATAGTTGGTCGGGTCCTGCGAATTGGGATGTGCAGACCACCACGAAGTACGAGGGAGCGAAAGCGGCGGGGATAACGGGAGGGGCCTACCCCGCAAGTATATCCAGGTCCCTTTCTCTCCCCGCTTGGAATTGGACTTTGTTTATCCAAATGCGATTCCAACGGTCCAACGTGGCGATCGCCAATGGGCTCGAATTCTACATCAAAGAAGGCGCGTCTCAAGTTACTGGAATGACCATTGACGTCAGCAAACACAAGGCTCTTGTGACTCCCGCCGCGTGGTTAGATATTGGAGCTCCCGCTCCATCGAATAATGTTTGGTATAAGGTGGGGCTCGCCTTGGACGCGAAAACAACGCATCGGACTTGGGTAAACGACACCCTTTATACCCCCGGGAATGTGGCGAATCTTACTAACGTCGCAACGAAGATCGACGGGCTTATATTGGAGCAATTTACCACGGGTGGGTCCTCATTCGTAGATCAAATACTTATATGCCAATGGCTCCCCACGGGACCAGCTTGGGGTTCGTGGGGCGCGGAACAGGCAATCCCGTATACGATTTTGATGGAGGCCGGATCTTTTTCGTTGATCGGGACGGCAGCGCGACTTCTGAATAATAAAAAGATTATCGCCAGCCCGGGGGCTTTCTCTATGGTCGGGACGGATATGGGAATGCCTAAAAACTTTCCCCCGTTTTCTCTCGAGTTTGGAGCCTTCGCCATGGTCGGGTCTGCTTTGTCGATCAGGCGCCCGGTGAGTTACATGAGAATGGATCCTGGCGTCTTCGCCATGAACGGGACGCCGGTCGATGTGAAATATCATTGGTTCTCCGGTGACGCCAGCGCCGATTATCAATTTCCGAAACAGCGGAGGAATTTCTGATGAGACGAATTATTGTAGCCGTTCTCGCGGTCCTCATGTTGACCGCTGCGGTTGCTTCAGCCGTACCGCTGACCCCTGGCCTTGGAATCGCTCCCGGGCCTCTCCGTCAGCTCACGACCTGGCACTCCTTCGGAGGGTTCCAGCTTTCGTCCACGACTATCACGATTGGCTCTCAATCGGTGTGGTATCCGATCCATAACGCCACGGACAATTTATGGGTTGCCATCAATGGAGACGGAATCGCGGTCACGAACGACAATCTTGTGTTCGCCCATAAGGGCGACTACATGGGCCACGCAACAATTTCCGTTTCCGGGACCAACGGCGATGATATTTTCGTCCGGGCCTTCAACGTCACCGACAACGTGGCTTCGGGATATTCCATCGGAGTTACCGCTACAGGGGCAACCAATTTCCAGGGGCTTTCCCTCCCCTTGCACCTACAGGCAGATGCGGCGAACAAAAAATTCCGACTCGAGATAATGAATAATTCCGCGGCTCGAGATGTGACGGTGCGAAGTGCGGTGTATTTCATTTTCTACCTCCACGATTAGGGAGCGGCCATGATTGCTTTCGTCCGGTACACTTCGGGGCTTGGGGATGCAGCGCTCTATGCGAGGATCCGGAACGCCACGGGGCAGTTTTGGGATTTCGTGGCGCTCTCCTGGGGCGTCATCGGGACGGATTGTAAGGCTTTTCTTACGGAGTACGCCGACTCGGATCCCTCGACCTCCTATTACGCCGCGGAGATAATCGTCCCTTTCAACGGCGTCTTTTGCATCGAGATCGTTGTCGATTCTACGAGCCTTGTCATCGGGTATGAGTCCACAAGGGACGCGGGGGCCGATGTCCCGGAAACGGGCCTCGTGGTGGCCGACGTCAGCAATTCGATCATCAGTTTTAAGACCGATCTTCCATCGACCACGGACAATTACTGCTCGGGATCCTTTGTGAAATTCATCACCGGAGCGCTCATCAACCAGGTCAAAAAGATCGCTTCCCCCGGGTACGGGGGAACGTCGAAATTGATGTTGGTAACGTCCGGGTTCACGGAGATCCCCACGGCCGGGGATCGGTTCATCATCATCAATCAGTAGGGGGGCACAATGGCGATCGTGAGCGGGGATTTAAGGTTTCACCTTACGGGAGGCGCGGCGAACGCGGATCCGGCTTTGTCCCTCGGCGGGGTGATCTCGAGCGTCCAGCTAACCGACGCCACGCTGCAAAACCTGTTTGCCAATGTCTCCCCGTCCGAAGCCCTCGCCGGCAGCGTGAAGTATCGAGCATTGAGTTTCAAGAACGCCTCGGCAGAAACGGCGTACGGAGCCGTTGTCCATATTTCCCTGGAAACGGTTTCTGCCGATACGACCATTGCTCTCGCCTATGATTCCACCGGGACGCAAAGCGTGGTCAACGAAGATACAGCGCCGGCAGGATTGAGTTTTTCTACTCCCCTGTCTCTGGCGACCGGAATTGCTCTCGGAGACGTGGCCGCTGGCGCGGTCAAGCGGATTTGGTTTAAGCGTACCGTGACGGCGGGAGCGGATCAATCTGTAGATTCGGGTAAAGTCACGATGACGGTGGGATCTGCGCCTTGAGCTTTTTCATCCTTCGAGACGAATATCTGATCTCCCAGGAGAAAACTTATTCCTGGCATATTTTGGGTGCCGTCTCTAAGGAATGGGAATATAAGTGGAATGTTTTTCTTAGTGTAGTCCGGGAATGGACTATCCCGTGGCACGTTCTTTCGTACGTTTCAAGGGAATGGGAATATGTGTGGGGCATAGGACGCTATATAAACCGTGAGTTTACTTATATTTACAACGTCTCTATGGAATTCACCGGGAGGATGAAATACAACTTCACGATGGCTAAGATTACCACGCGCTTCTTCCGGAGATCGCGTAATGGCTGATCCGGTTCTCACGGCAACTCTCTCAGGGCAACGCCAGATCCTTCTCGAGTGGACGTTCGCCTTGAGCGCCGGCTTCGAGATATATTGGAAATCGAATGTTCCCGCCGATCAAGAATATGTGCTTCTTGGCAGCACGAATTCATTATTCTACCTAACTCCTGACCTTGAGCCGACGAAAGTATATGATTTTTATGTCAAGGCGAACGTGGGGGTGCTATTTTATTACAGCAACGTCGTGGAGCTTTTTGTGTCATGTGGGAAGGGAGTTATATTGTCTCCTGATCCCCCTCCAAGCCCGGATCCTATGTTCAATACGGAATATGTCGTGGTTTCCTTGGGAACAGGATATCCCATCGGGAATCAAATTGGAGTAATGACGGCAGTATATCTAAATGGGTTTTATTGGGCTTTTCAACCCATTCAGCCGGCGTCCATCACGGTACATATTTTCAAGATTGATGGATTCTCGGGAGAAATGGTGGCTACGGCCTCTGTTAATACGTCTCCTGGGTCTGCTGGGAATTTAGCCTGTGCGACCGATGGTGTAAGGGTTTTTTGTATAGGAGGGGGGTCGATTTCCTCTCAGGTTATTACTGTAGATCCGGTTTCGTTTCCGGACGCCGGGAGTATTATATTAAGCGATTCCGTTCTGCCTCTTGGAAGCGGTCATTCCGCTCGTTCTGTTGTAACTCCGGACGGCTTTATGTGGTTTAATTACAATGGAGTAAGATGTATCAATACAGTTCCAAATCCAAGCATGGCATCTATGGAAACAGTTTCAGGAACGGCGGGGGAAGGGGGCCCGATAACATACGACGCGATGAACGACTATATATTTGCAGCGGGAGGGCATGGTAATCCAACGAAAATATGGAGAATAAATAGAGCCTCAAGGACAATTATAGACTTCATTTCTGTTGATACCGTAACGGATTGTCTGGTGGCTTTTAATTCTGTTTGGGTCCCAAATGATACACAAATAAGAAGGTACAACCCATCAACGCTTGCTCTACAATTATCATTAATTCAAAGTTGTAGTTTTATAGGAGCAGACAGAAGAAATATATTGATTGCCACATCGGAGTCAAAAAACCAATTTGCAATACTCGATCCTCATACTAACACAATTAAACAACCTGGGGCATGGGGCTCAATTATGGATCCATTCGGAGTTAATTCTTCCTTGGTCACATCAATCCAGGGAGATTCTTCGAGGTATGCTTTTCTTGCTCCTGCCATGGGTAGGCCGGGGGCTACGCTGTTCGGGTGGGCGTTCATAAAAAGATTGCCTATTTCGTAAAGGAGAAGGTTGTGGATATATCGATAAAAAGCCCGGCTGAACGATTCCCGGTCGGGTTCAATTTCTCCCCGGATCTCATCACGGGAGAAACGATCATCGCAAAGACCGTCACCTGTGTCTCCGCGGCCACGGGGGTTTCGAGTGCGGCCACGATCATCGACAGCGAGGCGATCGTAGATTCGGATGTGGCCGTGGTTTTGAAGGCCGGTACGGAGGGCGATGAGCACAACATCCAATGTGCGGTGTTCACCAGCAAGGGGAACAGATACCAGCGGGATCTGCTGCTGATGATCCAGACCGTCGTAACGGATTTCTTCTACAAGCAACCGGACGATGCTTTTTCGTTCGGCCTTAATTTCTCTCGACGCCTCGAGGTTGGCGACACGCTGGCATCCGTTGTAGGAGTGGCCACGAAGGAAGCCGACGGGAGCGATGTTTCGGGCACCATGATCCCGTTCACGGAAATTATCTCCCCGAAGGTGGGAGTGCGGGTTGCGGTCGGGCTCGACGGGGAAACGTACCTTTTAGCGATCCGCGGGACTTCGACGGCGGGGTACGTCTACGAAAAAATCTTCCGGATGAACGTCCAGGAGCGCCCCTGATGGGACAGGTTAAGGACCATACAATCAACGATCTCGACGGAGGGCTCACGCCTCAACTGCCGTCTTCGAAGGTCGTATGGAACACGGGCCGGAATGTTCGCTTCACGCCGGGATACGTCAGCAAGTCCCTTGGGAAAACATACCTGACCACGACGGATGGGGCCCTGCCCGTGCGGGACGCTTTCACGTTCATCGGGACGGACGGAGTAGTGAGGACGATCGTTTGTTGTGACGCCCAGGTGTTCGCCTTCAACGCAGATTTTAGCGCGGCCTCGGATATCACGCCGGCGATTACCCCCACGGGTGGCGCCTCGGACGTTTGGCAATTCGCCCTTGTCTCTGGCCTTCCGATCCTGTCGAACGGGAAGAACGCCATCTGGAAGTGGGCTGCGTACAACGCTATCCTCACGCCTCTTTCCGGGGCGCCGACCTACGCCAAGCGGATCTCGAGTGTCCTGCACCGGCTGGTGGTGTCGAACATCAGCGAGGGAGGATTCGTCTATCCCGGGCGTATTCGCTGGTGCGAACCGGGGAACCCGGAGAATTGGACGATCGGGACCGACGGCAAATCCGGATACCACGATATCGTCAACTACAACACGATCGCTTCCGCGCTGGCGAACATCGTCGCGCAAGTCACCCACGGCCAACGGATCTTCTATTTCACGGAGCGGGGGGTGTGGTCATCGGACTTCTCCCAGGCGACGAAGCAGTTTCTCCTGATCGACCAGGAAGCGGAGATCATGGGGCCCCGGGCCGCTTGCCGGCTGAAAGGCCACGTCTACTTCATCGGCAAGAAGGATATCCACCGGACTTCCGGACAGCTTACGGAAGATATCGGCCTTCCAATCCGCGACGAGCTGTTCAAGAACATCAACCCGGACGCCCTCGCCGCGGCCTTCGCCTTCCCGATGCTGTCCACGGGGGAGGTTTGGTTCTGCGTACCGACGGGCTCGAACACAGTCCCGGATACCGCTTTCGTCTACAACGAGGAATTGAAGAATTGGACGATCCTTGATGTGAATTTCACCTGTCACGCGGATTCGGACACCACGGCGATCCCGGCCGAAATCGTCGGTAACGCAAACGGCGACCTGATGCGTCTCGACTACGGCGACAATGATTTCTCGGCCTCCACGTACCGCGCGATCGACGGCCGGATCGAGTCCGGGGATATGCATTTCGATCAGCCGAACCGGATGAAGCACGTTGCGGAGATCATCCCGGACCTGAAAGAGCAGACCGTGGTTTGCGAATTGCTCGTACAGGTGGGGGTCAAGGATCGGATGGCCGATGATATCAAGTGGTCGGATCCGGTTTCCTTCACAATCGGATCTTCCGAAAAGGCCGATTTCGACGATTTCAGGAAGGAGGGGAAATTCGTGCGCGTGAGGTTCTACTCGAGCCAGAAGGATACGCCTTGGGTATTGTCGGGGTACACCATAAAATATGAGCTTGGAGGGACAAGATGAACAGCTCCAACGTGATCGAAATGGCACCAAAGACCAACGTGGAGAGGGCACAGCTTATCCTTGGATTGCTTCCCTGCCAGAATCAATATCTCCTGAATGCAGTTTCCCCGGTCATACTTCCGGGTCTAAAGGAGCTTGCGGCCGCGTCGATGGGGGAATTCGAGCCCGGGCAAATCATGTTCGATATCCTCTACGGGCAGAAGCAGCTCCACATTGGATACGCCGACCGAACAGGGATCCGGCCGGAACAGTTCCAGGAGACGTTCGCCAAGAAACTGCAGGAGCCGGCGAAGGATTTCGTGGGCTTCTCGGTGATCGAGCCGCTTCGGAACGCCGGATTCCATATCTTCGCGGTCTACATCATGCCCGAATTTCGGGACTCGAACATGATGCAGAACGGCCTTGCGTACCTCGAGGCAGAGGCGAAGAAGATGGGATCCCCGTACATTTCTCTGGCGACGAGGCATGACGCCTCGGGCGCTTACGCCCGAATGGGGTACGTCGAAACGACCTCGAATTACAGGAAACAGCTCTCCAAGGAGTAGCCCATGTTCCTGAACGATTCGCACCGGAAGATGTTCGCTTTCCTCGAGGAAGGTCCCGCGAGGCATGAGCGTTTCGAGGATCGGCTCGAGTGCGAGGGCGGTGGCGGTGGCGGTGGTTCGCAGGATATGGTCAGCTACACGAACCTCCTGCCGACGTACATCCCGAACATCCAATCCTGGGCTACGGCTTATATCCAATCGGCTATGGACATGGCGGGATCCCCGGGGAATTTCACGGAGTATACGGCTCCAACGTACGCCGCTCAGAATGCGAACGAGCTTGCCGGCATCGCGGCGCTTGCCCTCCGTGGAACTTCGGGAGCGGCCGTCGAAGCCTACGGCAAGGATTATCTCCGGGACTTGTACGACGGCTTGAAGCTCAACACGAATTCCAAGATCGCGGCGCATTATGGGAAAAGGATCGAGGCGCTTCTT